TAAAACGATAACCGCATAGGGGCAAATGCCCCTATGGGCAATGAGCTTGGCAGCAAAGCAACGCGATAAAAAGCGGAAGTCCTCGGCGCACATCCGAGATTGCTCACCACTCCTCCTGACGGGAGAACAAACGGAAGTATGTATTTCAACTGGCAAGGCGGCGGTCAGTATAATTGCGTCGCCCATGTGGATTTTGAGGTCACGACTTGAAATCTGCACCAAAGTAATGTGTAGTGATTACATTTGTAACACAAAATAAGTTACATTTCTAAAACTACATATTTTATGTACCTACCACGCCTCTGTTGCAAGCGTACCACGGTAGGTCTTTAAGACACAGCTCTTTACGAGCACTTATTAGGAAAGAGTTTTCAAGCATCTCTTGTATTGCGTTGTCTGTGTGCATAGGTATCGCTTTGATTTTCGTGCTTGAATACTGCGCATTATGGGATTTAGAGCACAATCTAAACTCGCGCATTATGTGAAACTGACCGCATGAGGTTGAGTTTTGCACCAAGCGTGTCGTCAACGCTATAAGTACCATCGGACTACCGAGTGAGGGCATTGTCACAACAACGCCCTCATGTGACTTTGATTTTAAGGAGATGACAATGTGAAACGAGGAAGAATCTATAATAAGATTTATACGCCCGAATTATGGGAACAAGTCAACCCAGACAATAAGGCTCTGCTTGAAGATTTCTTAGCGGAGTATCGCCAGAGAAAGAAGGCTAAGTCAACAATTGATGCTTATTTTCAAGACGGTAGGTATATACTGATTTATGTCTTACAGCAACTCGGAAATCGCAGTCTCCTTGAGTTAAAGAAGAAAGATTTTCGTGGTATGAGTTTATGGTTCTCGGAAGAAAAACAAATGTCATCTGCGAGAGTTAATCGTTTAAAGGCAACTATAAATTCTATGCTTACCTTTGCAGAAGAAGATGACGACTATGAATACGACAACAATCTTGCCAAGAAGGTAAAAGGACTTCCGAGAGAAAGAGTAAGAGATAATGACGATGACTTCTTCTTTACATTTGATGAATTTATTAAGGTAAGAGATATCCTTGTTGAGAAAGGCAGATTGCAGGACGCTGTTTTACTTAGTCTTGGTTTTGATTCTGCTGCCCGTAAAAATGAATTATATCAAGTAAAGAAACAAGGTCTTGTAGAGGGTAATAAAACCAACATAGTTGTTGGCAAACGCGGTAAGAAGTTCCCTCTTGTTTATCTTGACGATACAAGAGATTTAATAGCAAAGTATCTTGAACAGCGTGGCGACGATGATATTGAATCGTTGTGGGTAAAGATTGTTGGAGATACTAAGACGGAGATTACAAAGGATTGCCTGTATAATAGAATGGTTTCTATCTCAAATATCTTTTCACAGGTTAGAGGTGAGCCTTGTAATATTTTCTGTCATACAATGAGACATTCTCGTGCTGAGTGTTTGAAACAAGGAACAGACACAAGACTTTTAGACGAGAATGGTAAACCAAAGGTGTTTACAATAGATCAAATTTCAAAAGCACTTCATCATAGTGATATATCAACTACACAAGGATATTTGATGAATCACGACGAAGAAGAAATCGACGAGATGTTTGGTCTTGTTTAAACCCACATTTTATTAGACAACTTCAAATTTTTATTTCCTCCTTAGATGCCCCGATAGTCGGGGCTTTTGTGTTGTCCGACTGCAATGATGTTGGACGGCGCACCAATGAGTTTTGAGGATAGGTTGGAAGTCATGAGCCAACTGAAAGCACGACTGCCTGTGTTTCCTCATTACTATTTTAAAGGCAGAGAAAGAGAGCAGTAAGATGGGAAAGATAACAAAAGAAGAATTTTTAAGAAGATTAGAAATGTCAAAAACAGATTTTAATGTTTTAGGTGAGTTTGATGGTATGAGTGTGAAGTTACCAGTGGCTTGTAAGACTTGTAGTTTTACGGGTGACAGACTACCAAGAACCATTTTAAATAATGGTAAATGCCCTGTATGTAATGGCAAACGCAGAACTCGCACTCTTGAGCAAGTACAGGAACTTATCGCTTCTAATATTAAAATAGTTTCTGGATATAAAAATGTCACGAGTAGAGTTCATTGCAAGTGTACGATTGATGGTTGCGAATGGGACACGGCGGTATATAACTTGATAAATGGGAGTAATTGCCCACAGTGCAGATCAGAAAAACTTTCTCGAAGTATGAGATATACAAAAGAAGAAGTTGATAATCTGATTAAAGAGAAAAATAATACTGTTGTATGTATAGGGGAATATATCACAACTCACAGAAATGCGTTGTTTGAATGTTTGAAATGTGGTCATAAATTTAGAACAACTCCGCATAATGTTATTCAAGGAAGTGGTTGTCCTCATTGCGCAAAATCTAAAGGAGAAGTTGCAATAAAAAATTGTTTAGAAGAATACAATATTGACTATCAACCGCAAAAGAAATTTGATGACTTGCTTGGAGTTGGTGGTGGCAATCTATCTTACGATTTTTTCTTGCCCGTTCAAAATATACTTATTGAATTTCAAGGTCGTGGACATTATGAGCCTGTTTGGTTTCACAATCGTGAAGGATTAACTGCGGAAGAACAGTTTGTGAAACAGCAAGAACATGACAAACGTAAGAGAGAGTATGCAATAAATAATGGTTATAAACTATTGGAAATACCATATCAGCAAATGAAAAACATTCCGGAAATCATTAAAGAAATAAAAGAAGGAGGAATGGCATAATGGCAGGTAGACCGAAAGGCAGCTTGTCTGCCAAAAATAAATCGGGACTTAAAGAAATAAAGTTTGATGAAAAGTCAATCACCAAACTTAGGAGTATAAACGCGAGTGATGAGGACATTCATAGATTTGAATATCCTTTCTTATGCTCATGTTGCGGTAGGCGATTTAAGAAACAAGCCACAAATTTTTCATATAGTCAGTCCCCTATCTTTAATGGCAATAATCATTATTTGAATGTTTGTTGTAGTTGTGTTGATAATATGCTTGAGCAATATACTGCCATGCTTGGTTCTCAGGACGAGGCGATTAAGAGAATATGTATGAAGTTTGATATATATTTTAATGAACAAATTCTTGGTAGTGTAAAGAAGGAAGATGCGAGCAGGTCAAGAATAAAGACTTATATAAGGCAAATCAATTTGCAACAACACGCTGGCAAAACTTATGATACGTACTTAGCAGAGCAACAAGGTGATGCAATAGACACTATAGAGGATATGCAGAATCTTGCTTCGGAGGGTGAACGTATCACCAAAGCTATGTTTGATAGATGGCAGGGTGTAAGTAAAGATGATATGATATTTCTTGAAGAACATTATAAAATGTTAAAGAAACAGAATCCTAACGTGGACTCAAATGGAGAAATATTTATCAGGGATTTATGCACTACCAAGCTTCTGCAAACAAAGGCTATCAAGGCAAATGATATTGCAAATTATGATAAGCTTACTAAATTGTATCGAGATAGTTTTCAAGCGGCAGGCTTAAAAACAGTTCAAGAGGAAGATAAGAGTAATGACAATCCGCTTGGCGTAACTGCTGGAATTATTGCACAGTATACACCAGAGGAATTTTATAAAGACAAAACGCTATTTAAGGATTTTGATGGTATCGGAGAATATCTTGAACGTCATGTTTATAGACCTCTTCGTAACTTAGAGTTTAATGATAATAAACAAGATCCAGAATTTAATATAGGTGAAGAAAATGAAGATGAGTGAATATGCGGATAAGAACCAAATGGCACTCTATCAAAAGTTTCCTTCTACTCATTATTTGAGCAGTCCAAAGAGAGTTATAAATACAATTGCGTGGATAACTTTCTTTAGGCGAAACATGAATAGATGTGCTACGGATTATCTTGGAATAAAGTTATATCCTTATCAAGAAGTAATGCTTTATGAGCTTGGAGTTGTTGATTTATTCAATACGGTTGGTTCAAGATGTATTGCAAAGTCTTTTATTATAGGCTTATATGCTTGTTGTCATTGCATACTCTATCCCCGCAGCGAGGTGGTTATTGCATCTGCCACTCTTAAACAGGCAGAGTTAATCATTACCAAGAAAATTGAGGGTGAATTATGCAGGATGTCTCCTGTTCTGAGATCGGAAATTGTTGGCTCTAAACGCACCAACAATAACCTTGTTTTGACATTTCAAAACGGAAGTACCATAACGGTAGTATGTGCTAACGAAAATGCCAGAGGTGAGAGGTCTACGTTGTTGATTAGGGAAGAATCACGTATGTTGAAGAAAGAGATTGATGATAGTGTTCTCTCTCCTTTTCAGCATATTAGAAATGTAGGATTTAGGCAGTTAGCGGACTATGCTGACATACCAGAAGTTGAAGAAGAACCTAAGAATGTTTACATTACCTCATCTTGGTTGGATAGTGGACAACCTATGTGGGATATTGCCGACGAAGCCTTTAAGCAAATGTTGGATAATCAGAGCCAGTGTTTAATGGCATTTGATTTATCAGTTGTTCTTAAACATAAGATAAAGACAAAGAAACAACTCAAACTTGAAAAGAAAAAACTTGATAATTTGTCTTGGCGAATAGAATATCTCAATGAGAGAGTTAAAGAAAATACAAGTGCTTTCTTTAATTACAAGGAACTTTCAACTCAGCAAAGGTTGCAAAGAGCTTTTTATCCGCGTAAAACAGAAGATGTTCTCAGTCATAAAAAGAACCCTTATGCTATTCCAAAGCAAAACGGTGAAGTCAGGGTGATTGCTTGCGATATGGCATTTGTTACAAATGATAAGAATGATAACAGTATTTTTACTTGCATAAGAGCTTTGCCCGAAAGTACAACGCATACTTTAGTGGATAAGAGTTTAGAAATCAACAAGGGCTATCGCAGACAAGTTTGCTATATTGAAAGTATTCAAGGTGGAGACATAGATAGGCAATCTTTAAGAATAAGACAGTTGTTCGAGGATTTTGAAGCCGATTATATTGTTCTTGATATGAGAAATGCTGGCGTGGCTGTGTATGACCGTCTTGCTAAAGTTATGTATGACGATGAGAGAGAAATAGAATACTCTCCTCTTACTTGTATGAATGATGATGAAGTGGCGGAGCGTATTCAAGTTCCAGATGCAGATGCTTGCATATTTGTAATCAATGCTACACAGAAACTTAATAGTAAAATTGCAATTAATTTCAAAACTACGTTGCAAGATAACAAAATTGATTTCTTAATTCCTTATAATAAGGCATTAGAAGATCAATTACCTAAGATACCTGATTATGTAAATTCTACTGATATTGACACTCAGCTATTTTATGAAAAGCCGTATCTTGAAACGCAGGAATTGATTAACGAAACTAATAACTTACAGATTGAAAAGAAAGACCAAACTGGATTAATAGTCGTGTCAGAACGCGGAACAAATCGCAAAGACCGCTATACTTCTTGTAGTTACGGGGATTACTTTATTAATCTTCTTGAGCAAGATATTGCATCGGTAAATGAGAAATATTCAGTTGGAGTGTATGTAAATTAACAAGAATTTAGCCAGAAATCCCATTGGCTTTAGATGGTAGGACGAATGGCTCAGAGTAGTGCATAGATAATGGGATAGTAAGAATAGACATAAATATTCGTTACAGTTTAAAATTGGAGGTGAATCTGATGGCAAACAAAGCGTATAAATTTAGGCTATATCCCAATGAAGAACAAAAGATATTATTTGCTAAAACTTTTGGTTGTGTCAGATTTATCTACAATCAAATGCTTTCAGATAAGATAGCGCACTATAAAGAAACTGGAATGAAACTCAACAATACTCCTGCACAATACAAGAAGGAGTTTGAGTGGCTTAAAGAAGTTGACAGTCTTGCTCTCGCAAACGCACAAATGAATTTGCAGACTGCTTATAATAACTTCTTTAGAACACCTAAAGTTGGCTTTCCTAAGTTCAAGAGCAAAAAGAGAGATAAAGACAGTTACACTACCAATAATCAAAATGGTACAGTAAGTATTGTTAACAAAAAACTTAGGTTGCCAAAGGTTGGTCTTGTAAAAATGGTGCAACACAGAATAATTTCAGACAATGAAAAGATTAAGTCTGCCACAATTACAAGAACACCATCGGGCAAATATTATGTTTCTATTCTTGTGGAGTATGACAAAATTATTCCTGAGATAAAATTGTCAAAGGATAAGACGATAGGATTGGATTACGCAAGTCATAGCTTTTATGTCGATAGTCAAGGCAGAGAAGCAGATTATCCTAAGTTCTATCGCAAGGCACAAGACAAACTGGCTCGTGAGCAACGTAAACTTGCTAATATGAAGTATGGTAGTAACAATTACCACAAACAGAAAATCAAAGTTGCAAGGATTCACGAAAAGGTTGCAAATCAGCGTTTGGATTGGATTCACAAGCTCAGCACACAGTTGGCAAATGAATATGATATAGTTTGTGTGGAAGATATAAATATGCAAAGCATGGCAAGGTCATTAAAGTTAGGAAAGCCAACTAATGATAATGGTTTTGGAATGTTCAGAGATATTCTTTCTTACAAACTTGCTGACCGTGGCAAAGTGTTTGTAAAGATTGATAAGTGGTTTCCGTCAAGCAAGATGTGTAGGCATTGTGGTTCTATAAACCATGAGCTTATGCTTTCAGACAGAGTTTGGACTTGCGGTTGCGGTGCTACAATCAATCGAGATGAAAATGCTGCAATAAATATAATGAATGAAGGTTTGAGAATATTATTCTCATAATCGAATAAAAGAACCGTAGGAACTACGGGGATAGCTCGTTGATACTTGGTTTTAGTCAGACCATTGAGCGAGAAGCCCATTGGCTTTGGGCGATGGGTAGTTCACCAAGAAAGGAAGTGAGATAATGTCAGAAAAAAGGGCAAATGAAGAAGTTATAAACGAAACTAATGCTTATCATTTCTTTAGGGACGTAACTACTGGAACTATGTTTACGGGGCTATTGCATGATTATACCGCCGATCCGTCACATCTGTTGTGGATTATTCAACACCCTATGGACTTTAACAAGGAAATTAGGGATATATCAAATCGTCTTTATTCAAGTAATGGTAATTTTAGGAATACAGTAGATTACATGAAAGCACTTCCTACTCTTGATTATGTTGTCACAAATTATATTAAAGACAGTGGGGCGAAGGCTCGTAAAGAAATTATAGAGTATGCACTTGACAAAATTAAGCATAAGGAAATTATAAGAGATGCTATTCACAAGGGCTGTGTTGACGGCATCGCTTTTTATTATCTTGTTGTTGGCGAGCGCAAACTTAGCAATAAGAAATCAATGAGTTATTGGGACGCGCATGATATTAGCGAGATTAATTCGTTGAAGCCAAAGCTTTCAAAGATGAATCTTTCTGTTATCAATCTGCCAGTAGACTATTGTAGAATTATTGGATTCAAAAACAATTCTTATATTGTTGCGTTTGACCTTGAATATTTTAATGAGGGTGATGAGACAAATGAGAGTAAGCTTCGCAAATACCCCAAAGAAATACAAGAGGCTTACAATAAATGGCACAATGGAAAAGGTCAACAGGAAGTAGTTCTTGACAATACCAAAACTATGGTTTTCAAAATATCATCAAAGAGAGATGAGCCGTGGGGCAGACCGCTTGTTTTAGCGGCAATTCTTGATATTCTTTACGGTGATTATTTTACTAATACCAAGCGTAAAACTCTTGATGAAGTCAATAACAAACTGGTGTACGAAACATTTCCAGAAGGTAAAACTACTGGCACATCTGCCTTGACTGATAAGCAGCAAAAGGAACAGCATGATGCAGTCAAGAGCGTTATTGCTACAAAGAATACAAGAGGTGCGACATCATTTGTATCTGTTGCGGCTGGCACAAAAATAGATGTTATTGATACAAGTACAGATATTTTTGATGACAAATACGAAAGCAAGCTCGACGAAAAGATTGGTACTGATTTAGGATTTGCGGCTACATTACTTAATGCAAGTGCTTCAAGTTCATATTCTGCGCAGCAAACCAATCTTGAACTTGTGACTGCGCAGATATTCAAGTGGATTGAAGAAATAACTGCGGAGTTGAATAAAGTATTGAACTTCAATGTCCTTAATTTGAATTATATAGATGTAAAGGTAAACTATTTACCTATTACGCATCTTAATAAACAACAGATGATTGGTTATGTAAAAGACTTGTATTTGCAAGGTAAGGGCAGCTTGACTCTGTGGGCTTCGGCGGTTGGTATTTCATCAGATGTATTTTATGCAATGCTTGATGAGGAGTTGGAGGATGATATTGAGAATAAATATCCTGTCCATCAAACAAGTTATACGCAGTCATCAAAAGATGCTGGCAGACCTACGGTTGATAATCCAACGAATGAGAATACAATTCAAAGCAAAACTAATAATTCAAACGGGCAACCAAAGCCCAATAGTTAAAATCTCTCCGTCGTAATGTCGGGGATTTTTTATATATTACGGAAGAAAGGAGGTAAGCATGAAAAGTTTTGAACTTTCGTCTAAGAAACGAAAAGACGGCAAGAGGAGATTCACGGCACTTCTTTATAAGTTGCAACCTCCCGAATCCGTAGTCAACAATGTCGGCACAGACGGACATTGGAATGAAAATGGCATAACTTTTATTGAAGAATATGCCGCACAGAATCTTGAATCTATAAAAGATATGAGTATGACTTGTGATTTTATAGATGCGGATAAAACAGAAGTTTCAGGACATGGGGAAACTGGTGAAATCACAGATGACGGTTTGCCTAAGTTTGAAGCGGATATAATTGGTCATTTTACAGAAGGTTTTATTGCGGAGTTTGACGATAACGGAACTACAAGCAAGGCTGTATTTGGCAAGGGCGTTATTGATGAAATGCGCCATGCTGATTTTGTAGCTCAAATTGAAACCAATATGGCAAATGGCATTGCTCCAAGCGGTAGTATTGAAATACTACATCCTGAAGATAGTGATAGTATCATTTATCTTAATGGTAAATTCGAGCAAGGTCGTGTGCCTGTAAAGTATGTTCACAGTGGTTTTTCTTTAGTATCAAATCCTGCGGATAAAGCTTCTAAGATGATTGAACTGAATAATAAACGAGAAAGTGAGGATGAGACAATGGATGAGAAAACAATTAATCTGATTTGTGATTCTGTAAAGAACGCAGTATCAGAAACAAATTCAAAGAATGCCGAGTACGAAGCAACAATCTCTGAACTTAATACTTCTGTTGCCGATAAGGATAATCAGATAGCAGAACTTAACGCTTCTGTTGATTCGCTTAAAAAGGCTATTGCAGATATGGAGGTAGAGCGCGACGCTTGGTGGGCTGAAAGAGATTCACTTCAGAAACAGCTTGGCGAGGCTCTTGCTGCTCAGAGACTTGGTGAACTCAATTCTGCTATTGAAGGCTTTACTGATGAGCAGAAGGCTTTCGCAAAGGACGAGATTGAGGCATTTAAGGCTGATCCTATGAACGGCGAAATCAATTCTATCACAGATAAGATTTATCGCGAGATAGGCAGAACTGCACTTGAGAGTGCAAAGGTTGTTGAAACAAATTCTGTTGATGACACAACAGATATTTTTGGCGAAATCAATTCAACAAATGCAAACACTGATGGCGAAGATATAGACATTTTCGCAACTGTACTCTAATAAGAAAGGATGGTAATTATTTATGGTAAGATTTAAGTCTGTAGAGGAAATTGAGCACTCTGCTCATAGCGTTCCTAATGTAACTGCACACGCTGCAATGCCTAACGGCGCACTCGTTGGTCTGACATATACTGGTGCTTCTAAGGTTACAAAAGCTCCTGCAACAGCTAATGAGCTTTATGTTGTAATCAACACCCCTCTTGGTGATGGTGAGTATGAGGTTAATAAGACAATTGCTGCTGGCGAGTATGTAAATCTTTTCAGACTCAAGGATTGGGTTGGCAAGGAGCTTTATGTTGACGAGTTTAACGTAACTGGCACTTATGCTGATGTTGCTGTCGGCGATACTCTCACATTCGATGCAACAACCTTCAAGTTCAAGGAAGCTTCTGCAACTTCTGGTGACATCAAGTTCACAGTTCTTGCAAAGGGTGGTCTTGCAACAAACTACCTCACAGTTCTCGTTGAGATTGCTTAATTTATAGGAAAGGAAGGTAAATAATATGAGTTATACAATTGAACTTAATTCTGCACGTAAGGATGCAGATTGCGTAACACAGAACTACAATGCACATACTGGTGTTGTTGAAGTTTTCTCTGCTATGGTAAACGGCAAGTCACTTGACAAGTTTGGTAAGAGCATGGCTGATAAGTCAGTTAATTACATAAAGGAACTTGCAAGCAAGGCTTCAAATGGTGACGGTTCTGCTATTGCCGAGCTTAACACAATTCGTAAGTACACAATTGAGCCTGAGCTTCTGAAGGAAATTCAGCTTCTTGGTTTCTTTGGTTCTTATGAGAATGTTGGCTATGGCGACAGCATTGAGCGTGAAGTTGTAGCAACAGAGGGCGAGCTTTCAAGAGTACAGGCTGCTAATGGCGATGTTCCTCTGGGCTTTATTGCTTCTAAGAAGTACCCTGTTGGCACACAGATGATTTCTGCTGGTTATCAGATTGATTACCGCAAGCTTCAGATGGGTGATCTCTCCGCTGAGAATACTCTCAAGGAGAATATCAAGAGAGATATGAGAAACAAGGCTGCTAAGTATGCTATCAACACAGTTTGGAGTTCTATCAAGAATGCTACAGGCGTTAAGAACTATGCTGAGGCTGCTGGTATCACAAAGGTTTCTGTTGATAATGCTATCAAGTTTGCTCGTAGATTTGGTACACCTACACTTATCGGTGACTACAGCGTAGCTTCACAGATTAATGATTTCGTACCTTACGCTTCTGCAACTTATGCAACATTCAATGACATTTCTCCTGACGCTATGGAGGAAATCCGTAAGACTGGTCTTGTTTCTTGGTATGGTGGTTCGCCTGTTGTTGCTATTCAGAACGCATTTGATACATCTAAGCTGAACGCTGCTGGCACAGGATTTGACACAGTTGCTCCCGAAGGACTTCTCTTTATCATTCCTACTGGCATTGAGTCTCCTATTAAGCTTTGGACTCGTGGTGGTCTTACAAGCTTTACAGGTAATGATGTTACAACTGGCAGACAGCTTACAAGATATGACCTTGAAGTTGCTGTTGACGTTGCAAAGGGCAGAGAATACGAAGTCGGCATAATCAGAGATACAAATTTATTCTAATTTAACATAGAGGGGAGATGAAACACGCTCCCCTACTATTATATTGAAAGGAGACATAACTAATGAGTCTCAATATGGACGAAAAGATTACAATTAAGAATCTTTGCGACTTTTATCTTCATTTCCACCGCTTAAACGGCATTGGCGATGTAGCTATTCCGCCTAAGTCTCCTATGCGTATAGATCGCGGCGAAGTTATTTTTCAGGCACAGAATGGCAATCGTATGTTTATAGGAGAGGACGGTTTAGGCAGTCACGCAAGTATTTACATTGATGATAAGGCTACTCGTGTTGAGCTTGAATTTGAAACTGAGGAAAAGCCACAGGCTGTAATATCAGACGCAAAGGTTAAAGAGGCTTTTGCCGTTAAATCAAAGGCTGGCTTTAAGAAGGCTATTGAGGAGCTTGCCCATAGCTACGGTGAAAAGGTTGCTCTTGTAAAATGTGTAAAGAAGCTTGGTCTTAACGAGTACGATAAGATTAAGTTTATTGAGGAATACACTGGCTTAAAAGTTGAAGATTAAGGACGGTGATGACATTGGGTGATACCACAACGAAAAGCGATGTTATCAGAAGTTTTCATTCTCACCCAATGGCAAAACAGGCTTTGCCAGAGGGCTTAGAAGATGAGTTCTTTCTTTCGGCATTAGCCGAATATGAACTTGACGTAAAGGAAATTGGCTACGATGATTCGACTTATGAGTTTCAGAATGTTCTTGACAGAGCTGTGATATATACTTTGGGACTAATGATGTATTCTGAGTATCTTACTCGTGAGCTTTCAAGACTTGAAAAGTTACAGGGCTTTTATGGCAAAGACATTCATCTTACAGGAAATGACGCTTCAAAGAATGTAACCTATAAAGATTTAGTTCTTGAACAAGAGCGAGTTCAAATGCTTTTACATAAGCAGAAAAATCATTCGTATAATTGAGGTGATAATATGCAAGAATGGTATGTTATTAATCCTCAACCTACAATGTTGGACGGTCTTGAAAAAGATGAATGGGATGCTTGGGTTACAGATAGTTTTGACGAGTTAATTACTGAAACACCTTTAAGAGATGATGTAAAACTTTGTCGTGGACAATTCAATGGCGAAACTGGTGAATTTGAAGTAGAAGTTGAAACTCAGGCTATAATTCAAAATAGAGATTTTGATGCTTATACACAAGGCTGGAAACGACAAATCCTTACAAGAATTT